AGCGGTTGCTGGACGATTCTGCCTTTGACATCGAGGGGTGGTTGGCTGGCCGCATTGCCGACAAGTTTTCCCGTGCTGAGGCGGCGTCGTTCATCATTGGTGACGGCGTGGACAAGCCCAAGGGCTTTTTGGCGCATAGTGCCGTGCACAACACGGCCTGGACCTGGGGCAACCTTGGCTATGTTGTGACCGGCTATGACGCCAACATGAGTGCGGAGGCGATCATCGAACTGGTCTATGCGCTGGGGGCGAGTTACCGCGCCAATGCGTCATTTGTCATGAATTCCAAGACGGCCGGTCTGGTGCGCAAGCTGAAGGACAATGATGGTCGGTTCCTGTGGAGCGATGGTTTGGCTGCGGGTCAGCCTGCGGTTTTGATGGGCTATCCCGTTCTGATTGCCGAGGACATGCCGGATGTCAGCACGGGGGCGACGGCCATTGCCTTTGGCGATTTTGCGGCTGGTTATACCGTTGCTGAGCGCCCCGATCTGCGCATTCTGCGCGATCCGTTCAGCGCCAAGCCTCATGTCCTGTTTTACGCCACCAAGCGCGTGGGCGGCGATGTGAGCGATTTTGCTGCGATCAAACTGCTGAAATTCGCGACGGCCTAACCGCCTGAGCGGATGGCTGGGGGAGGGCGTGTGCCTGACCCCGGTCTCCGGGTGCGTGCTGGAAGTGCGCCGTATTGTCTAGCTGCTCCCCTCCGACCGAGCAATGCGGACTGGCGCGCGCCCGGGCCAATGGAGCTGAGGGGCAGGATTTATGGAGATGTTCCATGATGTTGATCGAAGAGACCACGGTGCCCGATGCGGCCCTGCCGGTCGAGCAATTCAAGGCCCATCTGCGTCTGGGCAGTGGGTTTGGGCCGGACAGTGTGCAGGATGCGGTGTTGGTCAGCTTTTTGCGTGCTGCGGTGGCGGCGGTAGAGGCTCGCACTGGCAAGGTGCTGATTGAGCGTGATTTTGTGTTGTCTGTGAGCGCATGGCGCGCTGCGGATATGGAGGTGTTGCCGGTGGCCCCTGTGCGCGCTGTGACGGCAATGACCGGTGTAGATCGCGCTGGTGTGCGCGTGGATGTCGCTCCAGATCTGTTTTGGTTGCAGCGCGATGCCCATCAACCCCGTGTCCGGTCGGTGGCCTATGCCTTGCCGTCTGTGCCTGTAGCGGGTGCGATGGAGATCGCGTTTCGCGCCGGGTTTGGCATGGGATGGGCGGATGTGCCCGCCGATCTGGCCCAGGCGGTCATGTTGCTGGCGTCGCACTATTACGAGTTCCGTCATGAGACCACGCTGAGCGAGGGCTGTATGCCCTGTGGCGTGACCAGTCTGATCGAGCGTTACCGGGTGATGCGGTTGGGGGCGCGTGTGACATGAGTGTTCCCAGATTGAACCGTCTGTTGACCTTGGAAAGCCCCGCCCGTGTTGCCGACGGTGCTGGTGGTTTTCTGCAAAGCTGGACTGCGTTGGGTGAGCATTGGGCACAGGTGACCGCCCGCACGGGTCGGGAGACGCAAGTGGCGGCTGTTGCTGTGTCGACGGTGCCCCATACGATCGTACTGCGTGCCGCCCCCGTGGGTCATCCCGCCCGCCCGGTTCCCGAGCAGCGATTTCGTGAGGGCAGTCGCGTGTTTCACATCCGCAGTGTGGCCGAGGCAGATCCCGAGGCCCGCTATCTGGTCTGTATGGCAGATGAGGAGGTGGTCAGATGAGCTATGCCCTGTCTGCTGCGCTGCAAAGTGCTGTGTTTGCGGCCATTGCCGCTGATCCGGCAGTTGTCACGGCTGTTGGGTCGGCCGTCTATGACGCCCTGCCACGCGGCCCTTTGCCCAGTCTGTATGTCAGTTTGGGCCCTGAGACTGTTCGCGTCGAGGATGACAAGACCGGGTCTGGCAGCGCCCATCGTTTCGTCATTTCTGTCGTGACCGATGTGCCCGGCTTTATCGCGGCCAAGGCTGCGGCTGGTGCAGTGAGTGATGCGCTGCATCACGCCGATCTGGCCCTGACGCGGGGCCGACTGGTGTCGCTGCGGTTTGAGCGTGCCCGCGCCTTTAAGATCGACAAAGGCGCTGGGCGTCGCATCGATCTGACATTCCGGGCCCGTGTCGAAGACAACTAACCCCCTATTTTCAAAAGGAGAAACCCAATGGGTGCTCAGAACGGAAAAGACCTGCTGATTAAGGTCGACATGACCTCGGACGGGCAGTTCGAGACGATTGCGGGCCTGCGTGCCACGCGTGTGAGTTTCAATGCTGAGGCGGTGGATGTGACCAGTCTGGAAAGCCAGGGCGGGTGGCGCGAGTTGTTGTCGGGGGCCGGTGTGCGGTCGGCCAGCATTTCTGGATCGGGTGTCTTCAAGGACGCTGGTACGGACGAGCGCGCCCGCCAGATTTTCTTTGACGGAGAGACGCCTGCGTTTCAGGTCATCATCCCGGATTTCGGCATTGTTGAGGGGCCATTTCAGGTCACCGCACTGGAATACAGCGGCAGTCACAATGGCGAGGCCACCTATGAGGTGTCTTTGGCCTCGGCGGGTGCCTTGCGCTTTACCGCTTTGGTGGCGTGATGGGCAATCCGTGGCGTGGGGATGTGCGTTTGGTCATCAATGGTCGGGCACGCGTGATGCGTCTGACCCTTGGTGCGTTGGCGGGTCTGGAGGCGGCATTGGCCGAGCCGTCGCTGGTTGCTTTGGTCGAGCGGTTTGAGCAGGGCCGGTTTTCCAGCGGTGATGTGTTGGCGTTGCTGCGGGCTGGATTGCAAGGCGGGGGCTGTGACATCATCGCCGCCGACTTGGATCATGCGGAGATCGAGGGCGGCCCGATGGCGGCGGCCCGAGCGGCTGCTGAGTTGATTGCCCGTGCCTTTGTGACCCCTGCGCCATGAGTGTGCCTGCGGGATTGGATTGGCCTGCGTTGATGCGGGCCGGGATGCAGGGTTTGCGCCTGACGCCAGATGCGTTCTGGGCGCTGACTCCTGCGGAATTGCAAGTGATGCTGGGCGATCCGGCGCAGTCTGCCCCGCTGCTGAGCGATGGGCTGGAGGCGTTGATGGCCGCCTGGCCTGACACAGCCTGACGATGAAGGGGCCAACCATGAAGGGGAGCCTGTGATGAGCGACTACAGAGACGAGATTGAGGGTCTGGAGGACACCACCGACGGCCTGCGTCAGACGCTGGATGCCACATCGGTGATGGTCACCAGTTTTGACAGCGAATTGCGCCGGATGCGCGAGAGCTTGTCGGCCACTGGCAAGGACGTTGCCAGTTTGGAAAAGGGCATGTCGCGCGGGCTGCGCAAAGCGTTTGACGGGTTGGCCTTTGATGGGATGAGCCTGTCGGATGCTTTGGACACTGTCGCCAATTCGATGATCAACGCGACTTACAATGCCGCGATCAAGCCGGTGACGGATCACGTGGGTGGTTTGCTGGCCTCGGGTGTGGGTGGGTTGGTGCAAGGTCTGTTGCCCTTTGCCGATGGTGCCCCGTTCAGTCAGGGCCGTGTCATGCCCTTTGCCAGTGGTGGGATCGTGAGTTCGGCCACCCCATTTGGCATGCGTGGCGGCATGGGGGTGATGGGCGAGGCCGGTCCTGAGGCCATTATGCCCCTGGCCCGTGGCCCGGATGGCAAGTTGGGGGTGCGCGGCGGCGGCGGGTCATCCCCGTCGGTCGTGATGAACATCACCACCCCGGATGTGCAGGGATTTGCCCGATCCCAAAACCAGATCGCCGCCCAGATGAACCGCGCGCTGGGCCGTGCCAATCGCAATCGTTAATTCAAGAGGGGAGCAAGACACATGCAATTTCACGAGGTTCGTTTTCCTGCATCGCTTAGCTTTGGGTCTGTCGGGGGGCCGGAGCGCCGCACCGAGGTGGTCACGCTGGCCAATGGATTTGAGGAACGCAATACGCCCTGGGCCCATTCGCGCCGCCGCTATGACGCCGGTTTGGGGATGCGGTCGCTGGATGATGTCGAGACGCTGATCGCGTTTTTCGAGGCGCGTATGGGTCAGATGTATGGGTTTCGCTGGAAGGACTGGTCGGATTTCAAATCCGCTGCTGCCAGCGCAAGCGCGACCTTTGAGGATCAGACAATTGCCCAAGGGGATGGTGTGTGCGCGGGATTTCCCTTGATCAAGACGTACCGGTCGGGTCCGCATGCCTATGCGCGCCCCATCACGAAGCCTGTGTCGGGCACTGTGCATATCGGCCTTGGTGGCGATGAGATGAACGAGGGTGTGGATTACGAGGTTGATCTGGATCGCGGGGTAATCACCTTTCAGCATCCTCCCGAACGCGACGTCGAGATCACCGCAGGGTTTGAGTTTGATGTCCCTGTCCGGTTCGACACGGATCAAATCCAGACGTCGGTGGCCAGTTTTCAGGCCGGCAGCGTGCCTAATGTTCCAATCATCGAGGTGCGTGTGTGATGAGTGGGCAGAGCGATGCATTTCTGGCGCATGCGGCCAGTGGTTTGACAACATTGTGCCGTGCTTGGGCGATCACCCGCCAGGATGGTACGTCGTTTGGGTTTACCGATCATGATTGTGAACTGGCCTTTGAGGGGATCACCTTTGCCGCCCAGACGGGATTGAGCGCGTCGGCCTTGGCCCAATCCACGGGCCTGAGTGTTGACAATACCGAGGCGCTGGGCGCGCTGAGCGATGCTTCTGTTCGCGAGGATGACATTGAGGCGGGGCGGTTTGACGGGGCGGATGTGCGTGCGTGGTTGGTGAACTGGGCTGATCCCAACACCCGCTGGCTGCAGTTTCGCGGCACAATCGGTGAAATCCGCCGCACAGGCGGTGCGTTTCATGCCGAATTGCGTGGATTGACCGAGGCGTTGAACCGCCCCCTTGGCCGGATTTATCAAAAACCTTGTACCGCCGTTCTGGGCGATGCGGGCTGTCGGTTTGATCTGACGCGCCCCGGCTATCGCTATGAGGGTGTGGCCGATCAGGTGACGGAGGCCCGTGTGTTTAAGTGGCTTGATCTGGCCGGGTTTGATGACGGTTGGTTTCAGCTTGGTCGTTTGGATGTGTTGAGTGGTTCTAGCGCCGGTCTGTGGGGCATGATCAAGAGCGATACTGTCGAGGACGGTATTCGCCGGATCGCCTTGTGGGAGCCGATCCGCGGCGGCCTTGACCCATTGGATCGAATCCGCCTGACTGTGGGGTGCGACAAGCGGTTCGACACCTGTCGGCTGAAGTTCGACAATGCACTGAATTTTCAGGGTTTCCCCGACTTGCCCGGGGACGATTGGGTTATGGCTTATCCCACCAGTTCCCGTGCCAACACTGGGGGGAGTTTGCGATGACTGTGCCCACCGCTGCCATTGTCAGTGAGGCCCGTGCCTGGATCGCCACCCCATACGTGCACCAGCAGGCCACCAAGGGGGCTGGTTGTGACTGCCTTGGCCTTGTGCGCGGTGTGTGGCGTGCTGTGATGGGCACGGAGCCTGAGCGTCCGCCTGCCTATTCCATGGATTGGTCAGAGCCGCAGGGCGAGGAGCGGTTATGGGCTGCTGCCTTGCGCCATTTGCGTCCCAAACCGCTTGGTGATGCGGCCGCTGGCGATGTGCTGTTGTTTCGGATGCGCGCCCGCGGGGTCGCCAAACACCTTGGCGTTCAGACGGTCATCGGCCCAGAGGCGGCGTTTGTGCATGCCTATAGCGGTCATGGCGTCGTCGAAAGTCGGTTGAGTGCCCCATGGGCCCGCCGTGTCGTTGCCCGTTTTGAATTTCCCGATGAGGAGGCCAGCTGATGGCGACTGTTATTCTTTCTGCTGTGGGTGCTGCGATTGGTGGATCGCTGGGCGGGACGGTTTTGGGGCTGTCGTCGGTTGCGATTGGCCGTGCTGTGGGTGCCACCTTGGGCCGTGCCATTGATCAGCGTGTCATGGGCCAAGGATCTGATGTGGTTGAGCATGGCAAGGTGGATCGGTTTCGTGTGACCAATTCGGGCGAGGGGGCCGGGATATCCCAGCTCTATGGCCGCATGCGGTTGGGCGGGCAGGTTATCTGGGCGTCGGATTTCGTTCAGACCGTTGCGCAAAGTGGCGGTGGCAAGGGTGTCCCAAGCGCCCCTGCGACCCGCACCTATAGCTATTCGGTGAGTTTGGCGCTTGCCGTGTGTGAGGGCGAGATCACCAGCATTGGCCGCGTCTGGGCGGACGGTGAAGAAGTTGCGACCAGTGATCTGAACATGCGCGTGTATACCGGGTCAGCGGATCAGTTGCCCGATCCCTTGATCGAAGCGATCGAAGGGCAAGGCGTGGTCCCGGCCTATCGCGGTACGGCCTATGTCGTGATCGAGAGCCTTTCGCTGGCTGATTTTGGCAACCGGGTCCCGCAG